CGCCGCTTTGACTGCGTGCCACAACTGCCGATCCGCGACCGTCAATGCCGTCGTCGTCAGATACCGCCCGATCGCCTGCTCTTCCTGGCGGAGCCCCCGGTAACGAGCTTCGAGCAGCGCGCACTCGGTCACCCGCAGATCTCCTCGACCATCAGCCGGTACTGCCCGCCGCGATGCTCCCAGCCGAGCCCGGTCGCCGTCTTCGGATCCGCAAACTCGATCGGCTCTTCCAACCGGCGCCCCATGACGTGCCACCCCGGCAGCGTGAGCGTGCCATCGAGCAGGGCCGCGCGAATCAGCACGGCCGCGCGACGCAGATCGGCGACCTGCGCCGCGGGGCCGATCGCCTGGACCGCGTAGACGCAGTCATGCCACCGACACCCGCCACCGCACCGCTGCACGAGATCGCTTTGCAGGTTGACGGTGACGTAGATCGCATCGCCCTTGTCCGGGGCCGGGTCCATCCACACGCCGGCGGTCGCGATGGCCACCAACGGCACGACCGCCTCGAGGTGGGCGATCAACGCGGGCGTCGGGGTCAGGCTCTCGTCTGGCGTCATCGGCCATCACCGCACCGCCATCGTCCGCAGGCCACCCGTCACTCGAGGGTCGCGCAGGACGTCGCCCAACTCGCCGGCGACCCGTTCCCGTTCACGCTCGATGGTCGGGACGAACACGTTCGCGGCCGGCATCGAGCCGCGACCGGTCCCCTTCACCGTCACCCACTGGCCGTTGACTTTCACGCGGACCGGCGTCCCATCGGCGACGGACCTGGGCCCGGTACCGAACTCGTACAGGTGCGCATGGAACGACCGGTTCAGCACACGCGGGGCCAGCGGATCCGAGGCGTCGACCTTCACGCCCTTCGACAGCCCCGGCCCGTCCTTGTCGAACTCGCGGCGCGGGATGGCGTCGTACTGCTGCCGGACAGACGCCGCGGCACGATTCGCGCCCGCCAGGAGCTTCTCGGCGGCCACCGGGCGGACACGTTCGGGGAGCCCGCCCAGTTCGAAGGCGAGTTCTCGCAGGCCGCTCCAGGTGAGTGATGCGCTCATGCTGCTCGTTCCCGTCGTTCTTCGGCCGCGATCAGGAGCTCGATCCGGCGCCCGTCCGGGTTCACCGTCCCGAGAATCCGCAGCCGGCGATCCCCTTCGATCGGGTCGTGCCACACGATCTCGTCTCGCAACTCCACCCGCCACGTCAGCCCGTGCCGGACCTTCACGATGTGGCTGGCCTGCGCCTGCACCTGATTCGCAAACAGCGTCAGGCGGCTCGTGGTGGCCGTCGCCACTTCGGCAGCCACCCGCGTCTGCACCCAGAACGGCTCGCCAGGGACCTCGGTGCCGCCGTCGTTCTGCGGTTCGCCCGGCCGTTCGATGCTGATGCGATCCCGCATCCGTCCGCGTTCCATCACGCCACGCGCTGTTCGTCCCGTCGCTTGTACTTCGCGATCACCGACCGCACACCCAGCGGCAGTTCTTCGGCGATCGAGCCCTTCACCACGCCTTCGCCGTTCGCGTACCAGTGGCCGATCAGCAGCTTCAGGCCGCGCTTCACGGCGTACGGCACCGCTGTGCCCTCGTCCCCGTACCCGGCCACGAACCGGATCTGGATCGCGTCCTGCCGGTCCTGGATCGTCGGCCAGTACTGCTCCGGCTTCAGGAAGATCCGGCCGTGCTCGCTCTGCGGCCCCTGCGGGGCCGTGTAGCCATAGACCGTCGGAGCCAAGGTCTGCAGCGTGCCGGCCGTGTCGTAGTACTTGAAGAACGACACGGTCTGCAGCGGTGGTCGCGGCACCTCGATCCAGCCCTCACACGGGACACCCGAGAGGATCAGGTCGTAGGTGGCCGAGATCAGCTGGCGGCTCGTGGCACCCTCGAAGTAGTCACGCGCCTCCTTGATCAACTCCTCGAGGTCCGTGTCCTCGTCCCCGTCATAGCGCCGGACGGCACGCTTCGCCTCGTCGAGCCCCAGCGGCTCCACCGCAGGAGCCGTCACGAGCGAGAGCCGCCTGACGACGAGCACGCCACAGTCCCTGCTGCGCCTTACGACGCCGCGCGGCCACCGATCTGGATGACGTTCACCCAATCGACCGTCATCGTCTTCGCCACCGCCTCGCCAGCCAGGAAGTGGATCGAGACCCGTTGCTCTTCATCCGGCAGGTTCGTCAGGGCCACCGTGCCGAGGCTCACGCCATCGACGAAGACCTCCAGCGAGAGGCCGATCGCGTCGTAGTAGAACTCGACGACGTGGTAAGCCGTGTCGGCCGTGAAGGCCGCCAGCGTGGTCTCGCTCGTCCCTTTCTCCGTGACAAACGAGACGGCCGTCGAGCCATCGACCTTGCGGAACCCGATGGAGTCGTCCGCCCCGCCAAGGATGTCGGTGTCGGTATCGCACAGGCCGATGAAGAAATCGGACTGCGTCGCGTCGCTGATCTTGAATCGCGCGCCGAAGTAAAGCGCGCGGATGCCGGCGCCGGCGAGGTTGAAGCACTCGCCGAGCGCCTGCATGTTGATCCCGTCGTTCTCGGCCGCGTCGGTCGTGATGACCAGCGCGCCGCCGGCGACGTCGCCCAAGGTGGCCGTGGACTCTCCCGCGCCGGCTTCCGTGCGGGTGACCGTCCACTGGTCATCGAAGGCCGCGTCCACGCCGGGGCCGCCCACGAAGTCGTTGAGGTACTTGATGACGTCCGGCCCGATGGCATCCACGAGCCGGCGGAGGTGGGCGCTCTTGTCGATGTAGACCAGGTTGCCGGCGAGCCGCTGTCCGATGACATCTGCCATGTCTGCGTCCTTGTTCTGGGGGCCGGTCACCCGGCCCCGGAGTTCCTACGCGAGCCCGTCGCCGGACCGTGTCGCGCTACGCGATGACGTCGGCGGTCAGCGCATCCTGGCGGTGGAACGGATCGACGAGGTAGTCGACCGCCACGATGTCGGTCGCGACGTCGCAGTCCATCTCGACTGAGACGTGCGTCGCGCCCGGGAGCGCCGCCTGCACCTGGGCCGCGTCGACCTCGAGCACGAGCTGGTCGCCCTGCGCGTCCGCCACGGTCGGCGTCGCGTGCTCGGCGACGAGCGTGGCGCCGGTGCCGGACGAATCGGTGCCCGCGAAGATCTTGAACGTCAGCACGCCCGTGCCGGAGACGAGGGTCGCCTTGGCGAGGAAGGACAGCCCCATCCGGACCCAGGCGATCTTCGTCGCGACCGTGGCGTCGGCCACGTCGTGAATGTAGGTCCGCGAGAGGTACCGCGACGTGAGGTGGTTGGCCGTGTATGCCATGACCGTCTGCTCTCCTTCGCGCCGACGCCCTGCGCCGGCGCAGCAACCATCGAATCGCCAGGACGTCTGATGATCAGGCGCGCGCCGCCAGGACCACGAACGGGCTCATCGTCGCCGCCCCGTTCTTCGGGGTCAGCACCGACTTCCACCAGCCGCGCGCGTCGTTGCGCAGCCAGAACTTGAAGGCGCGCTCGTGCTGCACGAACCGGACGTGGATCGACTCGGCGTTCTGCAGCGTCTGGTAGGTGCCTTCGAGGTATTCGCCCCAGTTCGCGAGGATGATGTCGCCGACGTCGCCGATCGTGTCGCAGTACTCGGTGTAGAAGATGGGTCGACCGAGCAGCCGATCGGGCTCGCCGTCGCGCGCCGAGGGCTGGTAGACGGGCACGCCGCCCGTGCCGACCACCTGCACCAGCGACATGAGCTCGGGCAGGGTGTCGTGGTTGGCGAGCCAGATCGCCATCCCGTAGCCCCAGCACCGCGACCGCATCTTCTTGATGTTCTCGTAGAGGATCGTGTCCGCCGCCTGGCCACCTTCCTTGGCGACCGTGATGAGGGCCGGCGAATTGAGGATGCCCTCGAACTCGCCCACGCCGCCGCCGCGCAGGCGCTCGTTGATCAGGTGGCTGGAGAACTGCTGATTGAAGCCGCGGGCCAGCAGCGTCGTGAAGCTGGTCGGCGAGTCGCTCAGGATCTCCTCGGTCGCATACGCGAAGCCGAAGAGGCTGTTCGCCTGCATGACGACCTGCTCGAACTTCATGCGGCTGGACGTGGCATCGACGGTCTCGGGCCGACGGGTCACGGTCAGGCCCCCGCTCACGCTCGTGGAGTGGTCCTTGTCCACGCGGGCGTTGATCTTGACCGTGGGGTTCGTCATCGGCACGGGCGTGACCCGGCCGGCGATGGGGTCCTCTTCCGGCGTGAGTTCCCGCAGCGTGGGCGACAGCCCGATCGGCACGAGGTAGCCGCCATACGGGTCGGAGTACACGCCCTGCTCGTCGGACCCGGCGGCCGCGCGGAGCGGGCGCAGCCGCTGGTCTTCCTTCCGGCCCATGCCGACTTCCATCACGGCCTGGAGGTAGTCGCGGTGGTCGGAGAACCCGCGCCGCGGGTCGGCCTCGGCGCGGTCGCGGAGCTCGACGCGCACGCCAGCGGCCCGCGCGGCGGCGTCGGCCGCTTCCTGATTCGGGTCGGCGACCGGCGTCTGCTGGCGCTCCCGCAGCGCCTGCCGCTCCATCGTCTCGAGTTCGTCGCGCAGGGCGTCGAGCTTGGCCTCGTTCGCCTTGAACGCCGTCCGCTCCTCGTCGGTGAAGGGCCGCTGCTCGTCGGCGATACGCTTCGTGGCCGCGGCGAGCTCGCTGTTGAGGGTGGCGATGTCCTGCCGGAGCTGCTTGATGCGAATGGAGGCGCCCATCGTGTGTGTCCTCGCAGTTGAAGGTCTGTACGCGGAACGCGCGCCTGCCACCGACAGGCCTCCGCTGACCACTCGCAGCCCGGTGGGCTGGCGTCAGCGATGGCGCTGGCAGGACACGGCGCGCTCAACGGAGGCGACCATGCTGCCGGTGCTCACCGGCCGGCATCACTCAACAGAGGACGCTCGGGTGAGACACCGCCTCGCAGGCTCCCGACAGCCCTACGCTACGGGAGCCGATTTCACGCTGTCGATGGGGAGGTTGGACAGAGCGCGCTAGATTGCGCTCGACTGCGCGTCACGAACGCGTACGCCGGTCCTGGCAGTCTTGCGTGAGACCTCGATGATGCCTTTTTCGACCCAGTACCAGACCGTGCGCCGTGAGATACCGTGGCGGGCCGCGTAGGCGGTGACGGTCACCCACGGGTTCGAGTCCGGCGGCGGCACGGCCGGCGTGGGGTCAGCGGTCTGCAGCATGCGTGACTCCGTGGCGGGCCATCACGGCCTCCGCCCAGTCGCGATCGGCTTCGAACGACGGCAGCGGCGTCACCGTGGCGGCCGCCAGACGCTCGTCGGTCAGGTCGTTCGGATCGATAAGAACCGGCGCACTTGGCGGCAGGTCGACTTCGGGATCGGCCGTCGCCGTGATGAAGTCGCCGGGCTGTTCGGCGCTCATCTTCTTGCGCCTCTTGCCGGCGGTCACGATGGCGTCGTCGATCGTGCCGACCCGGTCGGCCAGGCCCAGCTTCACCGCCTGCGGCGCGAGGAACGTGCGGCCCTGGCCGAACTCGGCGCGGACGTGAGCTGGCGTGACGCCGCGCCCGCGCGCGACCGCCTTGTCGAACGTGCGGCCGACGTCGTCGATCATCGCCTTCAGGTGGGCGCGGGCCTCGTCGGAGACCTCCTCGAAGTCGTTGATCTCGGCTTTGTTGTCGCCATAGCGCAGGATCTCCATCTTGAGACCCTCGTTCTCGTAGAACTTCGCCCAGTTCTCGAGCACGGCGAAGACCCCGATCGAGCCGACCTCGCCGCTCGGCGTGACGATCAGCTCGTCGGCCTGCGACCCGATCCAGTAGGCGGCCGAGGCCATGAGCGTGTTCGCCACGGCGATCACCGGCTTCTGGCCGCGCGCCTGGAAGATCTCGTCGGCGAGCTCCGGCACGCCGCTGACGCCGCCGCCAGGCGAGTCGACCTCCAGCACGATGCCCGAGACCTCCGGATCGGCGAGGGCCGCCCGGAACGCCTTCAGGACGCTCATCGTGGACGTGCCGCCGCTGATCTCGGTGAACAGGTCCATGCGGTGTGCAATGACTCCGAAGACCGGGATGACGGCGACCATGCCCTGCCGTGGGGCGGGCTTGGCCCGTTCAGCTGCTGAGACGAGGGCGTGGATCGTGTCGTCCTCAACGCGGCCGCCCTCGGCTCGGAGGCGCAGCAGCGCCTCGATCTGCCGGAACTTCGACTCCTGAATAGCCCACGGCTCGCGCAGGAACGCGCCGATGATGCGGTCGTAGGTACGCGTGGTCATGCTGCTGCCTCCCGGTCGAGCGCGGCCGCGCGCCCGGTGCTGTCACCGCAGAGGGCCAGACTCGCCAGCCCCGGCGGCACGGTGTGTTCCCAGTCCTCGCAGGCGGCGATCCCGCCCTCCGACAGCCGCGTCCCCTGCCGGGCGGCATATTCGCGCGCCAGCGGGAGCGGCAGCCGGAGTCGCTCGGAGACCTCGCGGGCGTGCTCGGCGTAGAACTCGCGCAGCCACCCCTGCCACGCCGCCGCGTCGCCCGCGTGCTGCTTGGCCGCCCGCCGCGCGGCGCCGACCTCGGCCCGGACGATCCGCCGTGATTCGTCGAGCAGCACGACGTGCGCCTTCGCCCAGGCGCGGAGCGCGCGCGCCTCCGCGTCTGATGTCCGCCCCGGGCTCGCCGTGCGGCCATCGGTACGGTCCATGTTCATGGGCGTCAGCGGCTCGTCGAGCCCCTCAAGCGCATTCCAGTGGTGATCGCGCCGGACTTCGTTCCGCGTGCGGACGCCGTCCTGCACATAGATCCGATCGACGTCGGCTTGTTCCTTCGGGTTGCCGCGGAAGATCTCCCGGAGATTGAATCGCGAGAAGTAGACCTGTGGGGCGATGAAGAGCTGCGTATCGATGGCTGCTTCGATGCGCTCGACGAACGGGCGGAACGTGAGATCGACGAGGTCCTGCCGGAACTGGCGCGTCGACGCGTAGCTCTGCGTCGCCGGATCGCCCAGGGCGGCGATGTGCATGTTCAGCCAGTCGGCCACGTGCTGGCGCGAGAACTGGCGCGTCGCGAGCAGCTGCGCATCTTCCGGGTTGATGCCGAGGTCGGCGACTACCTTGACGTCTTCCTCGAGCACGAGGACCCCGAAGGCATTCTCCAGCCCGGCCACGTACTTGTTGATGCTCTTATGGAGGTTGTCCAGCCCGGTGGCGCCGAGTTCGTCCTTGTGCACGACGGCCATCGCCGGCGTCGCGCCGGACTTGAAGAACCGGCCCGCGAACCGCTCCGCCGCCAGCATCACGCCCAGCGACTGCGCGCCGTACCGGATGACGGAGACGCCTCGGACGCCGTCGAGGCTCAGGCCCCGCACATAGAACACGTCCTCACTCCCGAGCAGTTCCGGCTTGCCGCCCTTCGGGTTGCGGACCGTGAACTGCAGCTCCCGGGAGGGAAGGAGGTCCACGGTCACCACGTCCGGGTGTATCGGGTCGAGCTGCCCGACGAACCCGCGACCACCGAGGTCGGGGATGATCCGCGCGTAAAACGCGCCGCGCAGCAGGATATGGGCGCTGCACATCTCCCACAGGGTGTGGTTGTCCTGGTAGGCGTTCGGCCGGCGGCCGATGATCTCGGCGACCGGATGATTCGGCGCCTTCTCCTCGTCGCCGTTGGCCAGCCGCCGGAAGACCTCGCAATCGCAGGCGGCGACGTTCGATCCGATCAGGTTCACGCCCCGCCAGAAGGCGGACAGGGTCAGCGCCAGTTCTTCGCCGCCGCGCTGGACCATGTAGCCCGAGACGGGGTCGCGCCAGACGTCGCCGTACCAGAAGTCGTTCATCGGCCCTGGCGTCGTCGAGGCGCGCAGCTGACCGCGAAACCACCGATCCGGTGCGAGAAAGCCCATGCTTACCCTCGTCGCTGAACGGCCGGCGAGTCGTGGCGAGGCTGGCGAGGGCTCTCCAGCTGGAGAGGCGTCGTGGGCCAGGCGAGGCGGACCAGCAGCGCGCCGCAGATGACGAGCGCTCCGGTCAGCGTGGCTCGCGCCAGACCTGAGAAGAGGAGTCCGAACCCGACCACTAGAATAACCTCCTTCGCCCCGAAATGCCGCAGGAACCACGCGCGCGCCCCCTCGGCCGCACGTGTCACGGGCCTCACTGCGCGATCTCCGCCGGGTGAATCAGGAACCCCTCGAACGGGGTCTTCGCATATTTCAGTTCGCCGGTCCGGATCTCGGGCGTCTCCGGGATGACCGGGTGCTGGATGACGAGCGCCACGACCGGCTGCGCGTCGCTGACGACCTGATCGATCGTGACGATCTGCGCCGAGACCGGGAGCTGCAGGAGATCGCGGAGCTGGTCGAGCGTCATGAACACGCGGATCTGGCCCACGAGTTACTCCTGGACTCCGCTGGCGCTGATGATGTACGCCCCGCCGCCGCGCGCGTACCGAGAGGTCTTCGGTTGGTCTGGCAGCACGGCGAGCCTCGAAAGCGCCAGGATGCTGGCGATCACGCCATCGATCCGCTTCCGGGACTTCTTGGGTTTCACCGGTTTGAGGCGCTGCGCGTCGTCCTTCTTGACAGCCACGTTCTCGACATGGTGCCGGAGCACGCGGTGTCCCCCGTGCGCCACGCGCGCCGCCTTGACCAACCCTTCAAACAGGTACGAGGGCTCCGAGAGGTGCTGATAGTTCTGGAGGACCTCGAGGACCTTGAACCCGGCGCCCGTCAGTCGCAGCGCAATGTCGGTCGCGAACGCCGGGTCGTACCCGATCTCTCCCTGCTTTAGTCGCGGGAACCGTGGCGCGATCCGTTCGGTGATGTCCGTGAAAATGCGGTCGTAGTCGATGACGTCGCCCTCGGTGGCGGTGACCAGGCCGGCCTGGACCCATTGCGTGTAGGGCACGCCGTCTTCCTTCTCCCGCTCACGCATCGTGTTCTCGGGAATCCAGAAGAACGGCACGAGCGTGATGCGGTAGTTCAGCGACCGGCGAATCGTGGGCCCGCCGTCGCCCGTCACGACCTCCACTGCCGGGGACTGACCCTCGAGCTGGTGTCGACACGCGACCACGAACGCCGCCAGGTCGATCTTCTGCGACATGTCGAGGCCAGCCGCGCACGGGAGGAGCGCGAGCTCGGCATCTGGCGCGACGGGCATCTTGGACCCGTCCCACCAGTCGAGCGGAATCCACGCCACTGCCTGGCCGACCCACCGGTTCAGGTGGAATCGCAGGAAGTCGTTGAGCTTGCGTGGTTCGTTCTCAGCCTCCTGACACTCCATCACGATGCCGTCGTGCTTGATGGTGATGCCGTGCCCGGGGTTGACCCGACGCCAGAGCTCGGGATCCTTCCAGTCATCGCTCGGCTGGGCCTCGAAGATGACCGGCAGGAATGACTCTTCGACGGAGGTGCCGCTCAGCACGCGCTTCGCGCCCTCGTACTCCTCGTAGCAGTTGTGGGAGGCCAAGCCCTCCGCGATAAAGGTCCTGGTGGATGTTTTCAGACCAATGACTCGACGAGCGCCAACAAACCTGAGCTCAGCCAGTTTTGGGTGCTGCGTCGCCTTAAATCTGATGCCGGCGGCTCCATAGGCAATCCTCTGGAACTTTTCGAGGAGGCGCCGCGGCCTGATCGAACCGAGGAGCCTGGCTACGTCACGCTTCCGCGTGAGCATTGTCTGCCGGGCTGAACGACCAGACGCGCCTCCGCCATACAAACCCCATCTATACCCCCGCTCCGTCAGGAGTCGCTGTCCCAGCGTGGCTACGCTTCCGTCGACCTGAGTGAAGCCACAGAGGCACCGCGCCCGGATCGACCGTGATAGATGCCCTTCGCTATCAAATAGGCCGGCGAGATAGCCGCCGGCCCATGACTCATCAGTCCCCCACGTATCCAGGATCTTGTAGAAGTGATCGCTGGGTTTTAGGTCCTTTGTCTTCTTCCAGACGACCCTTCGGCCGGCTGTCTGCACGAGCCACATGTGGTCCTCTGAGCAGGTGACCACCGTGCCGTCGGTGAGCGTCAGCCTGTACGAGGGGAGCGTCGCCTGAGCCTTGTGCAGCACCTTAGCGCGCTGCCACCGTCGATGATTGAGGCCGGTTCTATGCTCGTCAAAACCGACGAGCTCGTCACCGACTTCAACGTCGCACGCCCTCGTCCACCTGAGATCGGTCGTCAGTAGCTTGGTTTCTGGCGCGACACAAATGCCCTCATCATCGTCGCCGGCGTGCGTCACGATGATGAGCACGGGCTGCCGGCGCTTCGGCATCGACTTCTTCAGCGCTTCGTACTGGTCGCGATTGGGTTGGCCGTGGAACTCGTCGAAGATGAGGCCGTGGGGGCGGAAGCCGTGGGCGCCGGTCGCATCCGACGAGAGGACCTGGTAGGTCGATCGGCTGTCGCGGTGGAAGATTGCGTCCCGGAGGACGTCGCAGCGCTCCGCGAGATCCGGCGACTCTTCGACCATGATCTTCGCGTTGCCGTGCACGATGCCCGCCTGCTTCTTGTCGTTCGCCAAGGCGTAGACCTCGGCGGCCGGCTCGTCGTCACAGATCGCGAGGTAGAGGCCCGTCCCGGAGGCCCAGGGCGACTTCCCGGCCCCCTTGGGCAGGAAGGCAAAGACCTTGCGGAACCGGCGAAGCCCGTCGCTCGCGCGCTTCCACCCGAAGAGGGGACGCGTCAGGAGGACCCTCTGGTAGTCGAGCAGCTCGAAGGGCCGCCCGGCGAACTCCCCGATGTGGTGCGTCAGGAACGCCGGGAAGAAGTCGCAGGCTTTGTCGGCCGCGTCGCGGTCGAAGTAGAAGCGGCCGTCCGGGCTCTCCCACCGCTTGCGCGCCGGCGACCACACGGCCGGGATTTCAATCGTCACGCCGGGGTACCGCAGATGCGGCGCCCGGCCGCGATCGCCCCACCACGGCATCGGCGCACTGGGCCGCGCTGGCGTTTTCCCGGCCGCCTGGCGGCCCGCGCGCTTACGGGTGGCCGCCACGGCCAAAGAACCGCTCCTTCTTCGCATCGACCACCGGCGTCTTCGCGAGCGAGAGCTTGACTCTCGAGCGCGCGACCGGCGTCAGGCCGAACTCGACCAGGTATTGCCGGATGGCCATGCGCTGCTGCCGGAGCTGCATGCGCTGCTTCGCAGCCAACGCCTGCAACTGGACGATCTTACCGATCGCCTCGACGAGTTCGGCGCCGTCCAGTTTCTTCAGCGCCTGGCGCTTCAGCCCGGCGAAGAGCTCGCGGAGGTTCTTGCTTTCGGCCTTGAGATCCTCCGTCTCCGCAAACAGGAGCACGTATTGATACAGCGCCGCGTCGTCCACGATCGACAGCGACCCTGCCTTCTCGAGCCGCGTGACCATCCGGTCCCATTCGAGCGCCGCATCCCCCGCCAGCTTCTTCGGGGACACAGGCTGGCCCTTCGGCGGCTCCGGTGTCTCGAACCCTCCGTGGCGATCCCGACGGAACGTGCCCTGCAGCACATGGAGCTGCGCGGGCTTGGCGTTTCGCCCTCCAGAATTAGCGGTCCCAGGCATCAGTCAGAAGAATCCACCACGGGAAATCCATTCGCTGACGGCGTGCGTGCGAAGC